TTTAAATATCCTTTCTTGAACATTTGTTGTAGTTCTTTGGTGAACCTTTTTTCTTTACCTGATATTTTATTCCACCACATCTCTACATATTCACGCCATGTAGGTGGATTATTTTTTATGTCTTGCATTATCCAATCACTCAACTCTTTTGAGTAATCCATTTCATTTTCCTTTTCTATTGGACAATTTGGGTAACACTCTATTACCCAACCACACTCAGGACATTGGTACATTTTAGCGATTACTTCCCAGTGTTTGTTCATTTTATTCTCCTTTGTTATAGTAATTTGATAGAATTGTAGTTCTCCGCTGAGGCTACGGTAATCCCTAACCTCAGCCATACATTTACGATAGACAGAAAAAAACCCCCTATTTCTAGGGGGTTTTAATCTATCCTTTAAATAGATACAGACTCTAGCATGAGGGCTGTATTCCAATTATCTCCAAACTTGCTGGTCTTAAACCAGCCAGACACATTAACTCGTGGGCGGGCAGTTGCCGTGGCAACTGTTCGTTCGCGTGTCTCAGTGTTTTCGCTTGCTGCTTCATCAAATTGCAGGTCGCTACCTGATGTCTCCGCGGTGGGAGATTGCTTGGCGAAGTACTGGAGTTCCAGAACAGACAACACATCAACTGCGTTGTATGAGCGGAAACGGTGTGAGGCTTCGAACTTGCCACTCTCATCGCGTAGGATTAAGGTACCCTTCGCGTAAGTGTTCCCGCTCTTGGCGGTGCAAATTTCGATGCTTGCTATTTCAGCACCGTTATAGGATATGACATGTTGTGACATGATAACCTGCTTTCACTGTGTAGTTGTTTCGCCACCTTGTGTGGCGATGGCCGCATTCGGGCAGGGGTTCTGGGGCCTGGCACCCGCTCGCGGGTCCAATCCGACACACGCTTTTTGTGTGGCGGATTTGCCATGCCTCAGGTTCTCTGCCAGATTGCAGGAAATCGCAGACACATGGTAGGCGGAACGCTTAACTACTCAGTTAAAGCGTTTAGGTTGTCGTGTTACGGCATGTCCCTGTAACGGGGATGAAACAGAGCAGCGGCATTTGCCGACAAAGGCAGGGACACTCAGCGCGGAGGGGCTACCTCTACGCGATGGCAAGTCGAGGACTCAACACCCGCTCGTACAACTGCATGATGGGTTGGCCTTTTGGTGCTCCATTCGCCAGCATCTCCCCGAGGAGATAGCAGGCAGACCTAGATTCATGAACAGCATGCGAACTGAGACGCGTGAACGAACTGCATCGCAGTCGCACACGAGTATGTGGCTGGACTGGTAAGACCAGCCATTGCTACGGTATAGAATACAGTACACACATGCTGGAGTATATCTATTTTAATACAGGATAGATACATATACCCCCCTAGGAATAGACAGGCAGACAGTCTACAGTCATACAGCCACCAGTATGTACTCTGCTTGTACAGTAACTGTCTCTGTTCTATCTATGACCCCCATAGTATTAATCTGACTGCATTGTATATACTGTATCTCTACCTAGAAATATTTCTGTATATAGTTACAGGGGGTATATTACAGTCTGACCAGCACTTATATAAATACTTTAGAATAAAACGTTCGTTTTACCTGTTTGAACGGATTAAGTATATATAGAGAGTAAAATAGTTCAGAACTCTTTTTATAGAGTTCTTCACTCTGTTACAGTATACTGTACAAACATACATCTGTATGGCGGGGGGACTCTGCCACAAAGGAGATAAACGTGGCAACACCAGCGCACAAGGGATTCCAAAAGGGTGCCGAACACCACCTAGCCAAAGAAGTAACTAAGGCTAAGGCAGATGTTCTTGCTAGGGTCAAGGCAGGTGTATCTGTCCAAGCCGCGATGGTTGCGGCGGGTAAGAAACCAGATACGGTCCGCCAATGGATGAACCGAGACCCTGAGTTTGCCCGTGCCTTGGAAGAAGCCAAAGAGCAGGGTAGTAAGCAATCCTTTGACTCAATGGGTCTTGAGAAGGAATCTATCCCATTTGCTGATTTCTCTAAGATGTTTTTTGACCAAAAGGTCTTTCCCCATCATCAAGACTGGGTAGACCTACTGGAGGGTAACGAACCTTCTTGGCTCCACCCTTCTATGATTTATGAGCCAGGCGAGAACAACCGCCTGCTGGTGAACGTGCCACCTGAGCACGCTAAGTCCACGGTCATTACCGTGAACTACCCGACTTACCGCATCGCTCTCAATCCTAACATCCGCATCATCGTGGTATCGAAGACATTGAATAAGGCACGCGAGTTCGTATATGCTATCAAGCAACGATTGTCACATCCCCGCTGGCTCAAACTGCAGACCGCTTATGGTCCTGAGGGCGGTTGGAAACAAGACGCTGATACTTGGCGTACCGATACTGTCTACCTTGGGGGCGATGCGCGTAACTCTAGCGAGAAGGACCCAACCCTTCAGGCGCTAGGTATGGGCGGTCAGATTTACGGTGCCCGTGCCGACCTCATCATTCTTGACGACTGCATCACAACTGCCAATGCCCACGAGTGGAACCAACAGATTAACTGGTTGCAGAAAGAAGTTATTACTCGTCTAGGCAAGAATGGTAAACTACTAGTTGTAGGGACACGGATTGCCGCAAATGACCTTTATAAAGAACTTCGTAATCCTAAGCATTGGTCTGGTGGTCGGACTCCGTTTACTTATATGGGTATGCCTGCTGTACTTGACTATGCGGAGAAGACGGAAAATTGGACTACCCTCTGGCCTGAATCAGATGTTGCCTGGGATGGCGACTCTGATGTACCTAAAGAGAACGGGTACTATCCCAAGTGGGATGGTCCAGCACTCTTCAAGAGACGCAGCGAAGTTACACCTTCGACATGGGCTTTGGTATACCAACAAGAAGACATCCAAGAAGACTCCATATTCCCGCCTACACTCGTGCAAGGAGCGACCAATGGGATGCGCAAGCGAGGACCGCTAAAGGCTGGTGCTGCTGGACATCCACCTCAGGTTGAGGGTTTACATACTGTAATTGGATTTGACCCTGCTATGGCAGGTAATGCTGCATTTGTTGTAGTTGCATACAACAGAGCAGACGGAAAGATTTATGTGTTGGATTGTGTCAACATGGAAGAACCAACACCACAAAAGATTCGGGCGACAATTGAAGAACTGGTTATCAGGTACAAGCCACAAGAGTTTCGCGTTGAAATCAACGCCCACCAAAAAGCCTATTCCCTTGACGAAGAACTACGCGGGTGGCTCGCTGGATACGGCGTACGCCTTGACGCGCACTTCACAGGGAAAAATAAATGGGACACTTCTTTTGGCGTTGCGTCAATGTCTAACCTCTTTGGCACAGTCCGCGAAGAGAAGTTCCAGAAAAACAACATATTAGAATTACCTTCATCTGAAGGTTCTGAAGGTATCAAAGCCTTAACTCAGCAACTATTAACGTGGAAGCCAGAGACTAGGGGTAAGACAGATACCGTCATGGCTTTATGGTTTGCTGTTATTCGCATCCGCGAACTAATGCAATCTAATAGCCGAACATCGCAATACGCAAACAACAGATGGGCAACTCGTGCTCAGATGAACCAACGCCTTGCAGTAAATCTCGATGAGATGTTTGCAGAGCAGTGGCAAGAAAACTTTGGATAAGGAGTTAAAATGGGTAATTATTCTAATCGCACTGATGTAAAAACTAAAAAACAAAAACCTATTAGTGGTAACACTGGTAAAGCAATGAAAATTGTTGATGAATATCTTATTCCTAAATCTCCTGCAGATGCCGCTATGTACTTAATACCATACGGTAAAGTTGCACGTAATGTTGGGGGTATTGTAAAAAAAGGTGCCAAGTATGTTACTAAGGCATTTAGAAACATAGGCTAGACCTATAAAAATAAAATAAACCACACTAAAGATAAAGGAAAATAAAATGCCAAATGTAGGAAAAATTCTATCAGCAGCAGCAAAAGCAGCAGCAAAGAAAAAAGCAGCAGCAGCAAATACTAAAGGATTAAAAGCAGCAAATAGTGGTTCAAAGGCTCCTAAGGGATATAAGCCAGATACTGCTGGACGTGCGTCTGCTATGGATAAAGCAGCAAGGGAGCAAACAGAGAAGTATAGTTCAATTTCAGGTATGCTTGTTCCAGGAAAATCACGCAAAACAGCATTTAAATCTGCAGCACTAGATGTTGATTCTGCTCGTAGAATGGCAGCAAACGCTGGAGATGTGGCAAAGGCTGCTCCAAAGAATGTTATTTCACGTTCTGGCAAAGTTGCTAACACTAAAAAGTTAACAAAAAGAGTTTTAAAAGGTAAGTAATTTTTTAAATCTACGTTAGGACAATAATGGCATTAACAATAGAGCAGGTAACAGCACGGGTTGATTCCCTGCGTTACCGCAATCACGAACGTGATGCGCGTAACCTAGATGTACTTGCTGTTCGTAAAGGAAAGATTGCTCAGGTATATCCTAACTTCTTTCCAGAAGGCGTTGATGCAAACGTAGTAGCAAACTTTATTGACATTGTTGCTCGTGACCTATCTGAAGTTATGGCTCCGCTTCCAGCGGTTAACTGCTCTGCAGCCAATCAAGTATCTGATAGAGCACGTACCTTTGCTGATAAGCGTACTCGTATTGCCTCTAACTATTTTCAACACTCAGACCTAGCAGTACAGATGTATTCAGGTGCTGACTGGTATCTAACATATGGATTCGTCCCTTTCATTATTGAATTAGACGATGAAGCAAAACTGCCACGTATCCGCATAGAAAATCCTATTGGGGCTTACCCAGAGTTT